TATGGCAACTATTGGTGGTTACGGAGACATTGTTATTACACCAGTATATGCAGCTTCTCAAGGTGCCAATAGAGAAACTATTGATTCAATTCGTTTTCAGGCTCCAAAATCATATGCATCGCAGAAAAGAGCTGTTACACAAGACGACTACATTACCGCAATTCAACAGAACAATTTAGGATATTCTTTTGATGCAGTCAATGTTTGGGGTGGTCAACAAAATGATCCTCCAGTATATGGTCGTGTATTTGTTTGTGTCAAACCATCTGGTTCCTATACACTAACTGAGAATCAAAAATCAAAATTGGTCAAAGATGTTTTGAAACCAATATCTATTATGACGGTTGAACCAACGTTGGTTGATCCTGATTATACTTACATCCAGATTACAGCAAACGTTCTATATGATCCTAAGAAAACTGTTTTGACCGCTGCACAGATTAAATCTTCTGTTAAAAATGCAATTAATACCTATGCGAAGAACACATTAAACACTTTCAACTCAACGTTCAAAGCATCCGAATTTAATAATTTAATCAACTCTGTTGACACATCAATCATCACAAACGAAATTTCAATCAACTTACAGAAGAAATTTTTTCCAAATCTAACCACACCTACGACATATAAGTTATACTATGGTGCTGAATTAGATAAAGGTATGTTTTTGACTGGTATTTTGAGTTCACCAACAGTTGTTTACAGAAATCCATTGAACTTGTCACAAACAATACAAGGATTAATTATTGAAGAAGTTCCTTCATCAACTGGTGGTGTAGAATCCATCACACTTACAAACCCTGGTTTTGGTTATCAATCAACTCCAACAGTCACCATTTTAGGTGATGGTTCTGGTGCAACAGCTCAAGCTGTAGTTGTTAATGGTGTGATTAGAGAAATTAAAGTTTTAACCAAAGGAACAGGTTACACTTCAGCAATCGTAAAAATTACTAATGCTGCAAACGACACAACAGGAACATTAGCTGCAGCAACTGCCACACTTGAAGGTAAATATGGAACATTGAGAACATATTACAATAGCGATTTGAATGTTAAGACAGTATTCAACGGCAACATTGGAACAGTAGATTATAAGGGTGGTATTATTACATTGAATGCTTTTGCACCAATTCAAGTTGACAATCCATTAGGTCAACTAACTGTGACGGCAAAACCAGTTTCAACAATCATTTCATCAACTTACAATAGAATTATTACAGTAGATGAATTTGATCCACAATCAATCATTGTTAACGTAACAGCTAAATCAACATGATAGATACAGGACAACTAACATCTATACTGGTCAAAGACCAGTTACCGGAACATATCCGTGATAATTCTAATTACGAAAACTTCCACACATTTTTGAAGGCATATTATGAATGGATGGAACAAACAGGTAGAGTTTCAGATAGAACAAAGAATTTACTTTCTTATAGAGATGTAGACCAAACAACTGAAGAATTTTTAGACTACTTCACAAATGATTTTCTTCCGTTCTTTCCTAAGGAAACACTTCTTAGTAAAGAAGAAACAATCAAGGTTGCCAGACAACTATACCAAACAAAAGGAACACCAGCATCATATGAGTTCCTGTTTCGTGTTCTATTTAATTCCGAATTTGAAGTTTTCAATACTAAAGAAGCAGTATTTAAAGCCTCTGCTGGAACATGGTATGTTTCTAAGAGTTTAAAACTTGCATCAAGTAATAGAAATTTTTTAGATACCAAAAATCTTAGAGTATTTGGTATAGAATCCAAATCGATTGCAACTATCGAAGCCGCTGTATTGGTTGGTGACAAGACTGAAATTTTTATTTCTGATATTGAACGTCTGTTTGAATCTGGTGAGTTTGTTAAAATTGTAGACTCCAACAACCAAGATGTGTTGTTTGATGGTGAAATACTTACAGCAAAAATTGTAGGTCAAGTTAGTCAAATTAAAATCAATTCACAAAAACGTGGTGCATTATATCAACCAGGTGATCCTGTTGTTGTATATGATGGCATGGATGATCCTGCCAATGGCGTTGGTGCATCAGCTATCGTTTCCGAAACTACTAAAGGTTCTCTACAAAGAATCAACGTAGTTAATGGTGGATTCGGTTATTCTTTAAAACCAAATACGATTGTTACAATTATTGGTGGTGGCGGAGCAAAAGCAAACGTATATGCTCTATCGGATTTCTTACCACCATCTTACACAATTGTTAATGCTGGAACAGGTTACAGAGTTAATGATAGAGTCAATCATTCTAATGCTGCGTTTGCTTATGTCACAAGTGTGAATGAAAATGGTGCTATCACAAGTATAAAATATATGCCATCTGTGAATGCTCGAGCAGTTGTAAGTTTAACAGCAACAGTAGAATCATCCAATCCTTTGGCAAGCGGTGCTGTTATAACAACTGCGCCTGCGCCAGGTAATGCCAGAGCAAACGTGAGTTACATATCAACAGATATTATTGGTTTTAAAGATGATGTTGTTATTGGTAACAGTCAATTCTTCTTTGCAAATATGGCCAGTGCCAATGCAAACACCAGATTGATTGATGCTTTTTCTTTTTCAACATTAGAAACAAGTTCAATTTTCAGTATGGTTGTTGATAATGGTGGCGGCGGTATTGCTGCCATACCAAATATTCAAGTTACATCTACCATACCAACAGAAGATGAATTCAATACTTATTCAGCTGCATACTCCGATATTGCACCACTTGGCATCTTAGCACCGATACAAATCGTTAAAGGTGGTGGATGGTATCAAGCAAACGATAAAATTATTTTTAGTGGTGGTTCTGGCCATGGTGCATATGCGAATGTAACATCTGTCGGTGCAAACGGAACTATCACAGGAATTTCTTATGTATTTGATCCTGCTGATCCGTTTCCAAAATATCCTTTGGGTGGAACAGGATATAAAAATGAATTTTTACCATCAGTATCTGTTCAATCCGCAAACACTCATGCATCAGGTGCAGTCATAACTGTTCCTGGAATATTAGGAACTGGTGCAGAATTTTCTTTGGTTGTGGACCGAGTTGGTTCTGTTACATCAATTGCACTAGAAAATTATGGCGAAGATTATTCATCACAACCTGGTGTTTCTTTGAAGGTTCAAGACATTGTTGTTTCAAATGTGGCAATAGAAAACTTACCACGTAAGGGTGAATATATCTACCAAGGTCCAACAATTGACTTGGCCACATATGCAGCCAGAGTGAATTCAATTTCTCTATTGGCTCCAGATGCAAACACAGAACTGTCTTTGTATAATCTACAAGTCTTTAACTACAACGCAAATCCAAATCCAAACTTGATGTTGAAGATATTGGGTGAAGATAGAAATATCAATTTGAAGATGGCAAACTCTGCCTTCCCACAATTCACAAAGACATATTCATATTATGATGCATCAGGAAACAGAACAGTATTTACCAGAAATTATAACAAACAAGGTTACATTTCTTATGGTGATGGTTCCGCAAAAGCAAATGCAACTTTCTTGAATGGCCTTGTTATTGGTTCTGGTCAATACTTGACCACACAAGGACAACCAAGTTCATTTGATATTATGCAGGATGACCGATATAATAATTTTACATATTTAATTACGGTTGACAAAGAGATTTCAAAGTATAGAGAAGTCTTGTTGGGTCTATTACATCCAGTTGGTTCAAATGTTTTAGGTCGTTATGGATTGAAATCATACAACAATTTGAATATACATCCATTGCAATCGGTGTATACATCCAAACCTCTATCGTATTATCTCGGTGCATATGTTAATGATGCTGTGGAAATCGTAACAGATTTTAACAATAAGAGTAACAATGTAATTAAGTTTACTCATTTGCTGGGTGCAACTTTAGAATCATTCATATATCCAAACAAGTCAACTATTCATATACAGACTAAAAATGGTCCAAATGTTTACTCGGAAATTATTGACGTAAATGGCGTGGAAGGAACAATCACGCTTGCAAGTAATGTTTGGTTAACCTACGCAAATGTTGCGGTGGTAACAGGCAATTCTGGTTCTAATGCACTAAATATTACATCTTTGACTGGTCTTTATGACCTAATGAACAATGGAAATTATACTGATGCTCAATATCCAATAAAAGATATTGTTTATAAAGGTGATGTTATTCTTGTTGATAATAATACAAGTAAAGTTGTGAATTCAGTTGATTATGTGAATAAGAAAATATATCTCACATCAAATCTAAGTTCAACAACCAATTCTTATTTGTCGGTAAAAAGAACTTTTATTGCCAACAGTTCGTTGTCATCAAGTCAAATTAAAATAACAAGTCCAATTGGACTTCCATATATACCAGAACTAACAACAGAAGATGGTATTACAATAACAACAGAAGATGAAAAAATAATCCTATTGGGGTAATCAATGTCAACAGTAAAAATTTCACAGTTATCAGAAATAACACATTTAGATTCTAATACAGCCAATACTATAATGATTGGTGTTGATAAAGTTTCTGGAGTTACTGGTCAATTCACAGCACAAACGTTATCACACAGTTTGTTTGCCAACAATGTATTGAATGTTGGTAACAATGATATTGTTTTCCCTGGTGTAATTGGTCAATTTGTAGGAAACAATGCTAGTTATTTGCAAATTAACTTACAGAATAAAGATGGTGATGGTTCAGCTGACTATGTTGTTACATCTGATGTTGGAACAGATACGAAAAATTTTGTTGATGTTGGTATTGCTGGTTCAACATACAACTATCCTGGTTGGGACGCAATACAACCATTAGACTCTTATGTGTTATCGGTTGGTGATGACATGTTATCTTATGGTGGTAATTTAATTATAGGTTCAACACAACCAGGAACATATGTTAAATTCTTGGTTGGTGGATCAACTGCAAACGATTACTACGCAACACTTTCCGATGAAGGTTTAGAATTACTCAAAAGACCTATAATTTTTGCTGATGGTTCTACACAAAATTCATCAGCAAGTTTTGCAGAAACTTTTGCCAATGGTGCATTTGTAACTGCAAATTCCGGTTCAACTTTTGCTAATGCAGCTTTTGTCAGAGCAAATTCATCTTACGATTCACAAAATACTACTGCATCGTTTGCTAATGGTGCATTTACCAAAGCAAACTCCGGTTTCGCAACAGCAAACTCAGCAGCATCATTTGCCAATGGTGCATTTGTATCAGCAAATTCTGGTGCAACCTTCGCCAATGCGGCATTCACAAGAGCAAACTCTGGTTATGCTGCAGCAAACTCAGCGGCAGATTTTGCTAACAGTGCATTTACGAAAGCAAATACCGCAGTAACAACTGTTGCAGCGGCATATGACCATGCAAATGCCGCATATGGCTATGCGAATACTTCATTACAAAACACTTCTAGTATTGTTGTTGATACGAATTTGACTGTTCCTGGCACATTAACCATATCAGGAGCAATTTATGCAGCCAATACAATTAGAACTCCAAATATATTCCCAGGTTCTCAAACAGCAATCACACTTTCTTTCCAAAATTCTGGTTTAGTGAAAGCGAACATCGCAGCAGATTTGGCCATTACACTTGCATCTTTTGTTCCAGGAAAATTTGTTGATATGTTTATAACAAATACCACAGGCCAAGGAAAATCAATTACACACGGTTGTTCCGCAATCAATTCAACGGTCGGTGCAACAACATTTAATTTGGCGGCCACAAGAACAGCATATTTAAGATACACATCTTTCAATGATGACTTGGCAAATACTGTTGTTGCAATCACATATCAGTAATAAATAAATCATGGCAAATAAAAATTTACTCACAAGCGCATCAAAGGTTTCTCAGATAGACCTATTGTATTTTGCACCTGTTGCGGTGGTTCCACCAGCAATCACAACACCAATAAATTCATATTATTGTTTCTTATCTAAACCAACTCCTTGGCCAGATGAAAATAATCCTCCTGTTCCAACAGCAGATTTAAAAACTATAAAACAAATACAAAAAAATATCTTTGTTGCGAAACAAATAAAAACCAGTGATATTTGTCCTGTTATACAAAGAGTTGATTGGACGCAGAACACGGTTTATGATTATTTCCGTGACGATATTGATATGTTGGCCAAAGATGTTAATGGTTTTTTAGTTAAGACATTTTATGTAAAGAACAAATACGACCAAGTTTTCAAATGTTTGTGGAACAATAACGATGGTCCATCCACAAGAGAACCATACTTTGAACCAGGAACATACTCTGCCAACAGAATTTTCCAAGGTGACGATGGATATAAATGGAAGTTTATGTATACCATCGATACTGGTTTGAAATTGAAATTCATGGACAAAGAATGGATGCCAATTCAAGTTGGTTCAAACACACCAAATCCACTCATAACATCCGCTGGCGCAGGTAGTATAGATGTTATCAACGTTGTAGATGGTGGGTCAGGATATGACACCGTTAACGCCGTGGTGTATGTAACAATTACAGGTGACGGAGTAGGTGCAACCGCATCAGCAAACGTAGAACCATTGTCATCTGGTGGTTCTATACGTGACATTATTGTTGTTAATCCAGGTGGCAACTACACCTATGCCAATATTGCAATTACATCCGCAATTGGTAGTAATGCAGTTGTAACATGGGCAACATCACCAGTTGGTGGTCATGGTTTTGATCCAATATCCGAGTTGGGTTGTGAACACATCATGTTGACCGCACAGTTTGATGGCAATGAAAATGGTTATGTTCCAACAGAGATTGATTATCATCAAGTGGGCATCTTGGTTAATCCAACCACAAAACAATCTAATCCAGAACCAGCAAACGGAGTTATCTACAGCACAACGACAAACATAATCGTTGCACCAGGATCAGATTCAGGTTATACACCTGACGAATATGTTTATCAGGGAGCTGAAAATAATCCTACATTTTATGGAACAGTTTTGAATTTTGAGGCTGATTCCAATATGATTAGGCTGATAAATACAACCGGAACTCCATCAAATAACAGTCCAATATTTGGTCAATCGTCTAAAGTAACAAGAACATTATTGTCGTATAACAGTCCAAACTTTGCAGTGAATTCTGGTTATTTGATTTATGTTGAGAACAGGGCTGGTGTTCAAAGAAGTGCTGATGGTATAGAACAATTCAGATTCGTATTAGGTTTCTAAGGGAAAAAAATGGCTTTAAATTTTAACGTTGATCCATACTATGACGATTTCGATGGAACAAAAAACTTCCACCGTATATTGTTTAAACCTGGTGTTGCTGTGCAAGCCAGAGAGTTAACGCAAGCACAAACAATATTACAAAATCAAATCACAAGTTTCGCTGACAACATTTTTAAACAAAACTCACCCGTTAGTGGTGGTCAGGTCACGACAAACTTTGATGTAAAGTATATCAAAATTCAAACAGAATACAACGGTATTGCTGTTGATGTTGAACAGTTCCAAAATAAATTAATTAGAAACGCAGACGGAACAATTGTTGCTAGAGTGTTGACCACGGCCGTAGCAACTGGAACTGCGGGTGAAGGTGATCCACCAACACTTATTGTTTCTTATAAAACAGGAACACACTTCACAGATAATGATATCATCTATGATGCAGACTCCAACTTGACTTGCCAAGCTATGCCAAGTGATGCGGTTGGTGATTCTTCAACTGCTTCAATCGCACAAGGCGTATTCTATGTTTTGGGTAACTTTGTTCAAGTTAATCCACAAACCGTAATCTTGGACAAGTATGGTAGTGTTCCATCAAGACGTATTGGTTTGGAAATTACAGAAACAATTTATGATTATGCAACCGACAATTCATTATTGGATCCAGCAGTTGGTGCATCCAACTATCAAGCTCCAGGTGCAGACCGTTATGTAATCAGTTTGCAACTATCTTCTAGACCATTATATTTTGGTGACGATGCTTTGTTTATTGAATTGGTCCGTGTTGAAGATGGTAGTGTATACAAAATGGTTGATGGTTCCGTTTATGCAGCCATCGATGATTACTTTGCAAAGCGTGACTATGAAACCAATGGTGACTACATCATTGACGAATTCAAACTAACACCAAAAGTATATGAAGAAGATGCTGACAAATACACTTTAAGTGTTGGTAAAGGTTTAGCATATGTTCATGGTTACCGTGTTGAAAATCCTTCACCATTAAATTTAATTTCTAATCGTGCAAGAACAACTGCATCACAAGATAATGAACCAACATTTATTGATTATGGTAGTTACTTCTTAGTAAGTAATGTAGCAGGAACTGGAACATATACCTTCCCGGTAACAACAGCCAACACAGTAGATTTCCATTGTGTTGCAAACACAGATATTAATACAGCAAACGCAACAACATACAATTCAACATTGGTTGCAACAGCATACATTCGTGGTTTACAATTTGATA